TGTAGATGGAATCCAAGTAAGCACTAATGTTTCTGAGGTTAATATTTACAATAATGTTATTTATGGTGATTTTGGTCCTTGTGCAATACGAATTAAGGGAGATAATGTTAATTTTAAAAATAATATAGTTCAGGTTGATGGTGGTAATTATGACCAATTAGTTTATGTGCATTCTGATGCCAGCGTAACTGGAATTTCAAATAATCAATATTATTATTCATCAGGTAATAACACTAACGCTTTTTACTGGAAAGGAACATATTATGCCTATGACCAATTTTCATCTTGGGAAACCGCTTCGGGAGATTCAAATTCATCCACTGGCGATCCCCTCTTCGTAGATGCCGCTAATGATAATTTTGCCCTGCAAGGCACATCACCCTGTATTGACGCAGGGACAGATGTGTCTTTAACCAGCGATTATAATGGCTCTCTTGTTCCTATGGGAGATGGGACGCCAGATATTGGGGCGGTGGAATATGCCCGTTTTGATAGTAGCGTCCAGACCATAGCTTCTTCTATACAAGTACCTAACATTGGTGTGGGTATTACCTTATCTCCCAATGTAATGTCAATTACAACTTCTCTGCTATCTCCCATTATTACAGCAGACCAGAATCAAGCATTGGGGCAAGGTATGGATTTAGGTTTAGATTTAAGAATATAATGAGGATGAAAAAAAGGTGAGTATTTATTATGTAAATGCTACTGACGGCGATGATGCTAAAGATGGTAAAAGCGAGGCTAATGCTTGGAAAACCATAGCCAAAGTAAATAACTCATCCTTCAATCCAGGCGACTCTATTCTCTTTAAGCGTGGCGAGGTATGGCGAACACCGCTAACCGTCCCCTCATCTGGTTCTAGTGGCAACCCTATTACATTTGGGGCTTATGGAACTGGTGCTAAGCCAATTATCAATGCCTCTACGGTTTATAGTAGTTGGTCAACGGAAGACGAGGTAATTCTTGATAAGCCTTCAACTGATGACTATTGGTCTATTGCTGATGTGGATGGTCACCAATGGGGAGGTCAAAGTAATTGGAATCCTGGAAGTAATTATACTATCAGTGCTGTTGAAGTCAATATACGTACTGTAACGGGGTCAGCTACTTATGAAGTTGGAATTTATAAAATGACAGGCAATGATATAGATTTAGTAAACCTTCCAACCGGAACTAACACAAGTCAACTGGTAATTGACAGTACGGGAATTAAGAAATTCACAGGTCTTAGTTGCCAAGTTGTAAATGGTACTAAATATGCAATTACAATTTCTAGGGCAGACCGTGGAGTTGGGACTAATTGGCTTCAGGTTTATACGGACACCTCAGATACTTGGAGTGGGGAATTTCGTAGATGGTATGAAGATGGGACAAATGCTGGTGGTCTTGATACCCAAGAATTGGGCGTCAAACTATATCAAACTGTTGCTAATTTGTACTATGCAAATTATACAGATCAACCTAAGCAAGTATTTTTCGATGGTGTGCTATTAACCAAAAATACTGTTTCTAAAGAAACACTTACAACGGGGGAATGGTTTGATGATACCGTGAATAACAGAATTTATTTATATGATAATCCATCAGGGCATGTTGTTGAGGGTAGTGATTGGGCGAGATGTATTTTTACAAACAATAAGAGCTATCTAATATTTGAAAATTTAGAACTCCGACGGTCTAACGGACATAATTTTTGGCTCGACACTGCTAATGGTCGTTTCGATGATATTACAGTCCAAAATTGTATTATCAGACAAGCCTATAATCATGGACTTGGTGCTGGTCTCGGTGGATTTGCAGAGACAGGAGAAGGTGTCTCAACGGGATTGCAAATTCTGAATAATGAGTTTATCGAAAACGGAATCCAAGCTGTTGCTGATGGTACTGGCACGGGATTTGCAATAAACATTGGTGGTAATAGCCCTACTGACTATATCGAAGATGTTTTAGTGCAGGGAAATACGTCAAACGGAGATTCGTCTGGTTTTAAAGCAGATTGGTTTGCGAATGACCAGACTTGGAGAGAAAATTATATAGAGTGTGTTGGAACGGCTTTTGCATGTGATGGGGGACAAGATATAACTTGGGAATACAATATAATTGATAATACAAATGTTGACCATTCTGGTTTTGCGTTTTCCATTTACCGATGGGAAGGAGACCCTGGGCCACCTTATGGGTTTGCGATAGATAATTGTCGTATTTTGAATAATGTGATGTATGGTTATAAAAAGGGTGTTAATTTAGAAGATGACCAAGTAGATACGATAGTTAAGAACAATATCTTTTATAGCAACTTTTCTGACAATACCCCTGTGCAGATGGAGGGAGGCGAAACTCGGACTGGATTAGATATAAATAATAACTGTTACTATACAGGTGAATACACCCCTGCTTTTACTATTACTGGTATTGGTACATATAATTATACTGAATGGCAAGCATTGGGGCATGATGCTAATAGTGTGAATTCCAACCCTCTCTTTGTAGATGCCAGCAATGGTAATTTTAGTTTACAAGATAGCTCGCCTTGTATTGATGCAGGGATAGATGTTAGTTTAACTAGCGATTACAATGGAAGCCTCGTTCCGATGGGAAACGGGACACCTGATATTGGAGCAATAGAGTATGCTCGTTTCGATAGTGGTGTTCAAACTATTACTTCTTCCTTGCAAGCCCCCACCATCGGTACAGGCGTTACTTTATCTGCTGGTGTAATGGAAATTACAACCTCTGTGCCAACCCCCACCATTAGCACCACTATTGGAGTATTTGGAATGGGGTTGGATATTAATATGGATATGAGATTATAGGAGAAAATAAAATGGCAAATGTAATTTACAATTCTTTTAAACAAAAAATAATGGATGGTTCTATTGATTTAGAAAATGACACTATTAAGGTTGCACTTGTTACTTCTTCTTATACCCCCGACCAAGATAATCATGAAGACTTTGCTGATATTACTAATGAAGTTAGCGGAACTGGATATACGGCAGGTGGAGCTACATTATCGAATGTAAGTGTTACTAAAGACAATACTGATAATGAGGGAGTCTTTGATGCGGATGATGTTACTTGGTCTAACTCAACCATTACAGCAAGGGGTGCGGTAGTATATAAAGACTCTGGCACTCCAGCAACCTCTTGGCTTATTTGTTACATAGATTTTGGCTCTGACTATTCATCTGTGGCTGGGGATTTTAAGATTGCATGGAATAGTGAAGGGATTGTTAATATAACATAAATTTTTATGGAGGAAAAATATGGCCAATAGTTATAAATCCGCAACTGGAGTTTGGGAGGTAGATAGCACAGGCTCTCTATCTAATTTCAAAAGAGTTTGCATTAGAAAGATTGTGTATATTCCTAATGCGGCTGGCGATGATTTAGTATTTCAAGATAGTGGAAGCAATAATGCAATAGTATTAAAGGCAGGGGCTTCTGATGCTTCTCCTGTTCATATTAGTTACGAGCCTCGTGGGTTGTGGTTAAACGGGATAAAATGCACTGTTATAGATGGAGGAAAGGCTTACGTATACATATATTAATTATGACATTTCAAAAGGGACATCCAAAATATACCAGTAAAGGTGATTTTAAAAAAGGACATATACCCTGGAATAAAGGAACAAAAGGATTAATGAAGCCTAATTCTGGTAGTTTTAAAAAGGGAAATATACCGTGGAATAAGGGTAAAAAGAATTGCTACACAGAAGAGCAATTAGAGAAGTATAGACAATCTCATTTAAATCATATTCCTTCTCAAGAAACACGAAGAAAAATGAGTGAGAAGCGTAAGGGAAATAATAATGTTAGATGGAATCCAGAGGGGCGTTCTTATGATAAATCTGGATATGTTCTGATTCGAAATGGCAAAGGAGTAAGAGGTTGGCAAAGAGAGCATGTAGCAATTGCAGAATCAGTATTAGGTCGTTCATTAAATAAAGGAGAAGTTGTCCACCATATTAACGGAATAAAAGATGATAACAGACATTCTAATCTATTAATATGCACTCAATCTTACCATAGATGGTTTGAGGGACGAATGGCCTTTTTATATAAACAAGAACATTTTTGTTAAAAAGATGATAAAACTTAGCTCAACTATTGATGGGGGGAAAGCCTACGTCTATATCTACTGAAAAATGATAAAACTCGACCCTCCTAGAAAATTCTATAATTTAGATAAGAAATGGTATTTATGCTATCTCTGCGGGCATTATTATCCTGAAACAAGGATTGTTACAGCTGTAGAGGACGGACATAAATATTGTGATGTCTGTTATAGGTTTAGGTGGCGAAGAAAACATTATGACGATGTCCGAATAGATATATCTGACGATTTAGAATAAAGTTTAAGTTAAGGTTAGATTAAATCAAGGGGGAAACATGAAAGTAAAGCCTTTGGGGCGAGCCATACTGGTTAAGTTAGACCCCGTCCAGAGGAAAGAGATACGGCCAGGAATCTGGGTTTCTGACACTCATTCAGAGCAAACGAGGACAGGTACTATTTTAGCCTTAGGTGACAAGGTAGATAAAGAAAAGTTTAAGGTCGGCGATAGGATAGGCATAATGTACTACACTGGCAATATCGTATATCTGTATGAAGAGGGCTGGTATGATGACACCCACAGGATTATTACTGAAGATGAGATTCCCTTTAAATTAGAAGATTAATTAGAAGAGTAAAATAGGGGATTAAAATGGGTGTGAAAAAATTTAGTGAGTTTAAAGATGAGCTGAAATTCGAATTAGGCCGGCCTAATGATGACAGCTTAGATAGTTATACAGGTGGCTGGATTAATACTGCATACATCCAACTAACAACCAGAAATAAATTCTGGACTATAAACAGGGGGTTCTATTTCCCAGAATTAGAGGTTAGTACAAGCGATGATACCACCGATGGACAGGCTTATATAGATGTACCTTCGGGTTGCCTGGTAATAAGAACTTTATGGGATTCAACAAGCGATGTAAAGCTTACTAAGATAAGCTGGCGGGAATATATCAATAAGACAGGCAGGGCAGATTCTTCTTCTGAGGGTGCTCCTACTAAATGGTGCAGGCAGGGGGATTATATATATCTTAACCCTACCCCAGATGACACTTATACTATTTATATCTATTACAGAAAAATCCCCACTCTCTTATCAGATAATGATGATACAACAGCCATAGGCACTGAATGGGATGAACCTATACTTCAATTAGCAGTCATTCAAAGCCATATGAGGTTAGGTGAGTTTGATAAGGCGGAAGTTAAGAAGAAAGAGTGGTTGGAAACAGTGGGCTCGCTGGTTGGAATCTATGACCAAGAGAAATTTGATAGGGAAGATATACGCAAGCCAAGTATTGCATATTTAGATAATAAATATTAAGGGGTGAAAAATGGCCAATTTGACCAATACAGGTTTCGCCAGATTTGCCACCCTCGCAGGTGGTGATTTTAAATATATGGCTCTCGGAACAGATGACACCGCTTTTTCTGCTTCTGACACAGCTTTAGGCTCGGAGATTACTGACTCTGGATTAGCCAGAACTTCAGGAACGGTATCTTATGTTACCACCAATGTAACCAATGATACCATGCAGATAACCCACCAATGGACAGCCACGGCCACAAAAACCGTAGCTGAGTCAGGAATCTTTAATGCCTCAAGCGGTGGAACAATGCCCGTAAGAATTGTAGAGTCCCCATCAAGGACTCTTTATAATGGCGACAAGTTTACTAAAACAATAAAGATAGTATTTGCATAATGGCTAAAGATTATGACACCTACATTATTCGGCCTTTAGAGCATGCTCTCTCTACTTCCCACCCTAAACTTCATCAGCATTATGGGTTTGCCGCTTGGCCTTCTAAGAATTTCCAGGTAGAGAAGCACAGCATCCAGAAGCGATGGGGGTATTCTCAGGTTAGGAATTTAGGTAGCGGAGTAAATGTTCAAAAGATAGCCTTATTCCAGATGAAGAATGGTTCAAGATTTACTCTATATCTCACTGATACAGATATATGCAAATATGAAGGTACTTCTGGTAAAACCTTCTCATATAAGACTCCGACTTACACCACTGGAACTGTTACAAATATTACAAATGCGGTGGTTACCGGCTCTGGTACAAGCTGGGATACTTCAGGGATAGCGGCTGGAGATTATTTTATCCTTGATACAGACCATACTTCTGATGAAGAACCAGATACTAATTGGGCAGAGATTAAATCCGTAGATGGGGCAACTCAGATTACTCTTACATCAAACTATACAGGTACTACTGGTGCGATGTCTGAATCTTATAAAGTCCGTATGATTTACAGCGTACCGTCTAATGAGAGATGGACATATGCAATAGTGGGGGACAAGTTCTGCTTTGGTAATGGTGATGTTCCTGTTCAGTATTATGCTGGCTCTGGATATGCGGCTGATTTAGACGCCACCAATGCCAATAAGGCTCGGTATATGATTGAATATGCCGATAGGTTAGTCATTGCTGATTATGGAACAACTAGAGACCCTGTAGGAATAGCATGGTCTAAAAATGGCGACCCTACTGATTGGACTGATTCTACGGCAGGCTCTACTCAACTATTACAAACCTCAGATTTTATTACAGGGTTAGGGAAAGTCGGGGCAAGTCTTTTTGTTTATAAGACAGATTCTATTGTCATTGGAAACAGGACGGGCAATGCTGAAGCTCCGATAGAGTTTTCAAGATATATGCCAGGAATAGGGATGCCTGCTCCGTATAGTTTAATAGAGTTTATGGGGACTAACGCTTTTGTTGGAAGGAATGATTTTTATGTTATTGAAGGGGGTATGCCTACACCATTAGATTCACTAGGCAGGATGAGGATTAAATTCTTTGATATTGTTGGTGAAACTGAGATTAAGGAAGTCTGCGGATTTCATAATAATCTTACTAACGAATTAATCTGGATTAGCAATACTGACGATGGCCGATTAGCATTTGCATATAATTACAAAGTCCGTGAATGGAATGTCTATGAATATGCTGATTCTATTGTAAGTATTGGCAGGGGTGAGGCATGAGTGGACTAAATTTTAGTGAGGATTTTAACGGCCTGACAACTGGTAATATTAACGGTCAGGGGTCATATACTCATGTTAGCACTTGGACTGTAACGACGGCCTCTAATACGTCCTGTGAGGTTGTGGTTAAGTCTGGGGCTGATAAAATGCTCAGGCTTACTGATAATAGCTCTACTAACTTTGCTGAATGTTACTTGACCATAGATTCTGGATATGAAAGCGACCACGGAACATTAGAATTTAAAATGAGGCAGAACTCTGAAACCAAGACTTCATGGGTTCAGCTTGATTCTGATGGTTCTGCCGCCCTTGCTATAGGTATGAATTATACAGGCCAGATACGAGGCTATGACGGTAGTTCATGGTTTAATATTCAGGCCTTCTCTGCTGATACTTGGTACACCTTAAAAGTTGTTTGGAACTTAATTGCTAATACTGCTGATTTCTATGTTGGGGGTGTTAAAAAGGCGACTAAGGATTTAGTCGGCGGGCAGTCGAATATAAATATAATTAGATTTAAAACTAAATCTACCGATAGTGGCTATACAGCTGATTTTGATGATTTGTCTTATGAGGATTATTGGACATATACCTCTACATCTACAGTTACCCTTTCTATGGACGCTTTAGATACTTCATCCTCGGCAATGAAAACTAATTATGCTTATTTCCTCGGTTCTGATGACGGCAAGATTTATAAATATCACCCAGATTATTTAGGGGATAACAGCGTAGCGATACCATCTATCTGGCAGAGTAAATGTACGGACTTCGCTGACCAATTACCTCAGTATTTAGACTCATATAAGACCTTATATAAAGTGAGGCTTGAATATGTAGATTTATCGGCTGATGTTAATGTAACTGTATATGTAAGCACTGACGGCGGGGTTAACTGGACTTCACAGATGAAAACTTTAGGCACTGGAGATGGTAAGACTAAAAATGCTGATTTTTATTTCATTGAAACAGGACAGTTTTTTGATTTTAAGGTGGAACACTCCTCGGCTGATAAAAAATTTAAATGGATTTCTTTATATGCTTTCATAAAGAAGGCGGGGGATTATTTTGAGATTTAATTAAGAGTTAATTATGACTATAAGAAGATTCGCTGATTATCCTTATCCTAATAATATTGAGGATATTAATTCTGTAGCGGACTATCTTAAAAAGCTCCATTCTTCTTTACAGGGCGAGTCAACTGAAAGAATAATGGATTTTGATATATTAAGATTAACTAATGTTCCGTGGGTGGATGTCCGAGCTTATGGAGCTAAGAGGGATGGTTCTACTGACGATAGTAAGGCTATTCAGGCGGCTATAGATGCCGTTCCTACTGATGGCGGTATCGTATTCTTTCCACCAGGAACATACAAAATAAACACTGGATTAACTATTAGCTCATCTAACGTGTATCTAATTGGGGCTGGGTCTGAATCTACTATACTTGACATAACTGACCTTGTTGATTTTTCAGCCATTAGTTTTACTGGTTCGTTATCAGCGGCAATGGCATTGGGTGCTGATGCAAACGAAAATGATATTAGCATAACTACTTCTTCTGCAACAGGCTGGAGTGTTGATGATTTAGTTTTTATAGAAAGCACCGCAATCTTTGGTGACTCGACTGATACACGTGGAGAGATTGTAAAAATAGCCAGCATCAGTGACACAACGATAACATTTTACACCCGTCTCTTTGATACTTATACTACAGCAGATAATGCTACTGTAAAAAAAATAACCCCAGTAAAAGGTGTTAAATGTCAAGGGTTTCAAATACTTGGTGATGAGGGTGGGGATAGTGGTCTTGAGTTCAAATATGTTGAGAATGGCATTATTGATGATTTAAAATGTATTCGCACAGACTATTCTGGACTCGAGATAGAAACATCCTATAATGTAAATATCACGAATTACAAATCATTGGGTGTTTGTGCGACGGGAACTGGTTATGGCATTAGTATTCATACTGGGTGTAGGGATATTTTTATAGATGGTGCTCATATAGAGGAATCACGCCATGCTATAGATATAGGTGGTACAACTCCATGTAGAAACATACAGATAAACAATAGCTTCTTACATTCTAAATGGAATTTTAATTATGCTTTTGACGTTCATCTTGGTGATGAAATATCGGTAAACAACTGCCAAATAATAGGCGGGGCACAGACTGGAGATTGCCACATAGTTTATAGAGATTGTGATTTTTATAATAACGGACTTAGGAAAACTATAAGAAATAGAGATTTTACGCACTTTCATCATGTTACTATGATTGGTTGTAGAATATTCCAACATCCAGATGCTACTAATACCATAGTAGCTGGGGTAGATTTACCCGTTACAACAGGGACAAGTAGTCTTAAAATGTATGATTGTGAGGTTCAGTGTTACGGTGTTGTGCCTTCAGAGGCTTGTATTCACTGTCATTATGATGACATTATCATTGAAAACTGTGTTGTTGGCAGTGAAATAGCTAATGCAACTGCAATCTCTACATCTTCAAATGTTGCCAATTTAAAAGTGCGTGGAAACGATTTATCTGGCTGTACTGTTCCTTATGATGTAGATAGTGCAACAGCATTTGATTTTGGAACAAACGGAATAAACTCCACCATAGCCGATGATTCTGTTTACTCTTTTACGCCAGGAAACAATATCGGTGTAATTATTATATACGGACGGAACACTAGTTATGATGAATTTTATGGTATTTTTTCTTATAGAACTACAGCAACGGTTTTTTGTACAAAGATAGTTGGCGGAACAACAACAGATGCTACAACAGGAGCATTAACAGGAACAACTGGAGCAGATGGACATATAACAGTTAGCACCCATACAGATGGCAAAATTTATATAGAAAATAGACGAGGTGGAGATGCTTCTTTAGGTATAATTCTGTTAGGTAATTAAAATGAACTTCCGTAAATGGATTTGTGAGACATTCAATCGTAATGACCCCGAAGACTGCCGTCAGCCTGTAGAGACAATGCGAAATTTAATGAAAGCTAAATGCTTAAATCAGATGAAACTCTTAAACGAAAAACACAGGGAAAGGATAAATAAATTAAAAGATAAAATTCACCTCTTAAACCAGACGATAGGCAAGCAAGAGGTAGAGATTGAATACTGGCAGGATAAATATCATGCAGAGGCGTCAGTTTCTAAAAGACCTGATTATTGTCGGCCTGACGAGTGTCCTTTTAAACTCAATAAAAAAAAATCATCTAGGCTGGCAATACACAAAGGTAAATTATGTTATGAGGATGGCGGAACAAAGCCTATAAAACTAGTAGGGGTGTCTAGATGGGAAGCCTTAGCAAGAGCTAAGAAACTCTGGTATAGTTGGGGAGATAAAAGTCTTCGCTGGTATGAAGAACAGCTCATTAAATCAGGAATTAATTATGTCCGTCATGGCTCTGTTTCGGATATAGATTTTATGAGACGACATTGTGAGAGGATGGCTAAGAGAGGAATTATAGTAGAGCTTACTATTCATAATTCGCAGGTTAACTATGATATGGGCGACCCAAAAGAAATAGTAAATGCTACTA